TCTCAGTGATAATATCACAGCTACCGGTTAGCCACTCATTCTCTGCTCTATGTTCGTACTTTTTGTAATCTTCTAACCTTACCAGGTTAAGCAGGTCAATACTGTCCTGTTCCTGGGCTAGTCCTTTGTTGATGTACTTGCTGTTGAGCTCACTCCTGTACTCAAAGAAATCCTCTTTAGCTTTCTGGATGATGTAGCTCTTAGCTGTTTGACTCAATGACTCCCCCTTAGTACGGGAGGAGGTCATTAATTTTCCTAATTGTGATGCTCTGAATTTCATAATTCTTCGATTTCGTGTTTAACTTCTTGCCAATAATCTATAGTAGGCTGATAAGTAATTAAAGTAATCAAAAGCAATATTTCATCAACTGCAATTACTGCGGATTTTTTAGCTAACTCATGCCAATATATTAAAACATCAGGGCCTAGCTCATCATTCATTATTTCTGCTTTAGCAGATGTTTCTTTGTTTGTCCATTCAATAGATTCTGCAACTGCAAAATACTTATTAAATAATTCTTGTGCTTTTTCTTTTGGACTCATAGCTGTGCCTCCTGCTCTTTAGTTAGGTTGTACATCTCTTTAATCTGTTCAGGAGTGAACTTACCTGCTTTCACTGCATTCAGTGCCTTATCCCATCTCTCCCCATCTAATGTAGGCTTTGCCTTAGGTGCCTTACTTGCGGTTTCACCATCATCATCAATAGCCTGTAAAGATAATAAGCTAACCAATGTACCTCTACGGAAGTAAGTAATACAGCTCAGTAGCTTCTGCGGATCTAAAATAGCAGGTAGTTCAAGAGCACTATCTACCCACTCCCCATTTTCTACATCAATTATCCTGGTAATGACCTTACCATCTACCACAGGCTGCATCAAGATTAGGCCACAATCCATTAAGATAGGCTCAACGGTCTCAATAATAGAGTTAATATCAGCGTATGAACGCTTGAAATGTGGGTTAGTAGCATTCTTAATGACCTTACCCATTGACTGCTTAGCTAGGTGCAGTTTCTGATAGATATTTAGTGCTGGTTTTGGCTCCTCAGCTTGAGCTTGTTTTCTTGTTGTCATAATTTTAAGGTATTAAATGTGCGTTAACTGAGCCGCACCCCTCGTTTTATTAAAAATTGTGATATTCTTTTACTTCAATTAACATTATCCATTCTTGATGAAGTTCCTTTGATATTGTAGCTAAATTCAATCCTTTATCATTTATCTCATTAATTAATGGAGTAAGGTATTCAATGCGTTCATTAACTCTTTTTTTCCAATAATTATATTGGTCTCCACAATTTATTTTTGATTTATTTTCTTTATGTAAAATATCATACATTCTATGAAAATCGTGAGGCTCCATTTGCATACGTTCTTTTACTTTACATTTATGTTTTTTGCTTGGATGCTCTTGCCTGCTTGTATAAATTGTTTCATAATTACAAGAATTACATTTCCAAATGTGTGTAGTCCATCCCATTTTTATTATTTATTATTTGGGCTATTAAAGCCCCATTGCATTTCTTAATGATTCTCTTACTATGTCTCTTGCTTGTTGTGGAGTTGCACCAAATTCTACTAACATTTTAACAGCGTTAGTATAAATAATTTCAAGTTCTTTTCTTGTTTTTCCTGTTGTTGTTTCAATTGTTTTCATATCTATTTTTTTAAGTGTTATGCCTTATTGACCTTACAAAGATAGATAACTTTTTTATATATGCAAACTTTTTTAATTATTTTGTATAAAATTTTCATACCAATCCACAAAACTATCGAAATCCTTAGCTATAATATAGATACCTCCTGCCTTCTCGATGTTCTCCTGGTACCTCTTCTGGGCCTCAGACTGCCTATCCTTACCTATCTTTACCTCTATCTTTACTGATCTGCCCTTAATAGTAGCAGATATATCAGCACTCCCTGCTGTAGATGTTCCTTTGGTCCAGGTTACCCCAATCACCTTGCCGGCTGTAGTCTTTTTTTCTCTAGCAGTTCCCATAGTATTAATACGCTCTGCCTGATATCCATTGTAATTAATATAATCACAGATGGCTCTGGTTAATCCGTTAGCTGTTGAATCTTTGTACATGGTTTTAGGTATATAATCAGGTGGATAATTTGGATGTGTTTCTGCATATCTCTTAATCTTTAGCTCATGCAGTAGAGCCTTATATTCTTTTTTCATTAGAATGGTGCCTCCTCCTTAGGCTTTAAGTTATTGAAATCAGTACTATCTGCATTAGGAGTAACCAGCTCAAAGTATCTACCATGATGGTCCTTCTCTTTTATCATACTGTATCCTTTGTACAGGGCCCATGATGCTACCCATCTCAGATACTTTTTAGAATCTAGATCCTTATATCCATTAGTATCATTTTGGAATGCTTCCAGGCTGCTCTTATTATAGTTACGGATATCAGTAGGTATATTCCCCTCTCTAGCGAATTCATAGAAATCCTTACAAGTTGCCTGAATAAATCTCTTAGCATCTGCATTGATACTCTTACTCTTAACTAATCCTATCTGCAGGTACATCTGTAGATTATTCAGCATATAGTTATCGAATGCACTCCACTCTTCTGCAGTCCATTCATCAAATAATAGCCTTCCATATTCCTGCACTGGGTTACGTTGAGAATTGAAGTACTGGAAGAATTCTATCTCATGCCTTCTCCTGTCATGTGATGTACCTGAGCCTGCTATTACATAATTGGTAGTGATAACTATCTTAGGTGAACGTTCAAATGGGATGTATATCTCATCCTTATTCTTTCTATTCACAGGTATCCCCTCAGTGATTAGTGAGAATAACTGCTCAAAATCAAAGTTCTTTTTAACATCATCAAATGCTAGCACCTGAGTATCCAGGTTAACACGTTGGTATACGAAATCACTCTTACCAGGATTAAATGCTTTACCATCTATCTTAATTACTTTGCGGATATTTGATAGGGCAGTAAGTACTAAGCTCTTACCACTACCTCCATTCGGATTATCATCTATCTCCTGATCATTAAATATTATAGCCTTCTGATCTGTTTTATCTTTGAATGTATGTAGAAGGTATCCCAGTGTAGTTTCCATAGCCTCTATTCTATGATCATCCTGAGCTGATACCTTATGTATAAAATCCTTAAAATTATTATCGTGAATCGCGATTGAGGTATAATTCCTATTAATAATCTGACCGGACCATATATAACCATCTATATCTATATAGCTCAATAGGTCAATGCTATTCTTTGTGATTCTTACTACTCCGTTATTATATGGGATGTAACTGATATTCCTATCATCCTGCAGAATCTTCATATCTATGCTATCTAGCATATTCAGATAATTCTCAGTAAACAAATTTGTTGACTTCGCACAGTGGTTGTAAACATCCAGCTCTCCCTGTGCTTTGAGGTAGTTTAATACAAAATCCTTAATCAGCTCTGTGCTGCTCTCATTTACCTTATTCTCCTGGATATATACGAATGTAGGTTTCTTAGAGCTCTCAGGATAGTACTTAGCAAAGCCATGCTTATGCAGGAACTTAGCGAAGTCCATAGGGATGATTCTCATCTTAGTACCTTCCCCATCCCAGAATATATCATCCATATTCTGCACATCCTTCTGCACTGATTCTATAATCTCATCATCTACTCCTAACTGCTTCTTTATATCATCCTTATTAATTCCATCCTTTAGCTTTAACTTTACCCGGTCAACAGTTGTCTTATCCTCGAAGTACTTAGTACCGAATGCTCCCCTCCTGTATGCTGAACTCACTGCTGTGTTAATCTCATAGGCTGAGAAATCAGCCTGCTCATATTGCAATAGATACTGCTTAGCTACTCTCTCATCTATACCATACTCGCACATACAGATAGCTACCTTATAGATCCAGTTATTCCTACCTCCATTAAATTCACCATGGTTAAACTTCATGATTAATTCTATAATCTTATCTTCATTGGTTAATGGGAGCACTGGCACTCTTTCACTAACTGAGTATCCCTTATCTTCCAGGATATCGGTGAACACATCACAGAATTCATTTAGATATGCATCAGGATCATATGATTCAAAACATACCCTGCTGATATTGCAGTTAGCCTGATCGAAGTAATCACTCTGGAAGTATTCCTGGAATGCTCCAAATCTTCTTTTATGCTCATACTTATCAGACTGTGGTATCCTGATCACTGCCTTTAGGCCTAATCCGGATGGCGAAGTAAATACCATGTATACAAATGGGCAGGCCTGCAGCTTCTCTCTCTCTACCTGCATGATGTCAGTATCAGGATACTTATCAAAGTCCAGGATACAGAGCCCACTGTGCTCTATTAATCCATCATCCTTCCTTTCATTGAAGGTACCATTAAACATGATGGCCATGAGCTTATTCTTATGCTCACTCTCACCACCTCTGATTAGGTTTATTTTGTTAATTAAATCAGGATTACCATTCTTAATCCTGTTGAATACTTCTATAGCTGTTAGCTTGAATGGAGTCTCTTTAGAATTGTAAAGAGACCTGAATACGGAAATTGTTGGGTTATACATAGCGGACAAATATAATAAAAGACAATGATAAGACAATAAAAGACGGAAAAAATAATTTATCGTCACGGCTATAAATCAATGCTGTATTAGGTTTCAGCGATTCCGTGACGATGTGACGCAAAAAAAACAAAAATTTTAGAGTGTGCATAGTGTCATTTTATAGAGTAGTATATATAGAGAATCGGCACAGCGTCACGTAATGGGCAAAAAAAGAGGAGCTACTGCTCCCCTCTCTCCGTATATAACCCTTAAAAAATTATGATAGTTCAAATGTACTGCTTAATTCTTTACAAGTCATTTGTTCCTGGAAGTTTCTTAATAACTTTGGGGAAAAGTTACCTGTGATAGTTATCCTGGCTTCCTCATCATCCAGCGGCATAACATCCACATCAAAGATATTTACATTAGATCTCTTAGCTCTGATCATGTCAAGGATAGGATGGATGAATTTAAGGTAGTTAGCATCCTTATTTTTATACCAGTATTTATGCTCATAGATCCCATGCACCACGCTACTGTGGTCTCTGTTAAAGTATCTGCCTATCATGGTAGTAGTCATGTGCCTGTGCTCACTCATGTAGTTATACAGGTAGTATCTTTTGCTTACTAGGTCCTGCTTTCTACTGGGAGTATCTAGCTGATACATCTTAATGATATCCATTATATCCTGGTTAAGTACTTTGCTCAGTTCAAATAGTTCCTCATTCATTTTTTCTCGATATAGTATTTATAATAGTTATCTCTTTTCACGTTGTATTCTAGCTTTTCAAATAGCTTAAAATATCTGTAGACTGTTCTCTCAATGGTACCTAAGTACCTGGATATTGCCATCACCGTTCTAGGCTTTTCATGTAGGAGCTGCAGGAGCCTTAGCACCCTGTATATTTTGTGCTGATTCATATATCTAAATAGTTTTTTAATGCTTTCCAAAAATCAAGCGGCTCATATAATCTAATGCCATGACCGGAAGAGTAATAATCATCTAGATCCAGGTTCCATTTAATCCAGCTCAGATCCTTCTCTATTTGGCTCTTGCAGTAAATCTGCCCCATCTTATCATTTACCTTCTCCCTGATCTCTTTATGGCTGTGAATCTTCATATCATTTAGCATCTCTACAATGATATAACATCTCTTTAGTTGTGGTAATTTCATAGCTTCTTTATTTTGAATGTTCCGTAAACATGAGTACCTGCTGCCCTGAGCTGTGCTTTTTTCCATAGGCAGAGGCCTCGTGTGTGATAGTCATAACTTTCGCTGAGCCTATCTTCGTAATAGTATGATAATCTAAACATGAGTTTCTAGCTTTTAAGTATTCGATATATAGGGGGATGTTAAAGGAGCCCCCTTTGTCTCCTGCCATTGACTGCCTGGTCCACCATTCAGCCATTGAATAAAGGTCTCTACCTATTCTCATTGGTACCTCCATTCATCTTCATCATAGTAGTTAGCAGGATCTGTTAACTCCTCTATGATATTATTTTCACTAATATGTAATTCTATCTGATACTTTACCTCTGCTATCTCCTCATCAGTGAGCTGATACTCCAGCTCTACCTCTGCAGGGAATTCTATAGCATTGAAATCAGATACTTCTACATACCAATCTCCATGAATATCTCTAATGATATAACTGCAGCTACCTTCCATGAATGCTCTCTCAAAGTAGGCCTTATCTTGTGTTACTTCTGTTACTAGCATATCATTAAAAATAAGATGTTATACATTGCTACCATAGTACCCACGACTATAGCCATACCTCCTACTGCTTTGAATAGTTCTTTTTTCATTTTTTTAAGTTTAAACGGATGAATAATTCTTCAATGGTATGTAGTTCCTTCCATGCTCTCTTAGTATCAGGATCTAATGATCCAAATGCATCTCTACATTCTACATAGTTATCATTCAGCTCCTGATGATAAGCTAAGATTTCTTTAATAATTTCTTGTGTTTCCATAATTTTTGTTTGTTAATACCTTACAAAGATACAAATAGTTTCATATATGCAAACAATTATGCATAATTTTCCACAAATTTAGAATGATTCTAAATAAGAAATGCAGCTTATAAGCGTAATAATCTCCGCAAAAATCAGGCTATAGACTTACGCTTGTATAGATATTCCTGATACTTAGTGAATACCAGGTGATTAATTTTGTAATGCTTTTTGCAGTCCTTGCACAGTATCCAATGGTGAACTGTACCGGCAGTAGTAACTACTTTTTTATTGTACTTAACATTAATACCTCCGCACTCAGGGCATTCATACTTATCACCTCCATGCTGTACTGCATAGTTATGATTAGCTAATGTGTATGCATTTAGCTTATTGAATACTGCCTCTAGTACCTCCACATCCATCTTACAGTACTTTACCATCTTATCCAGTGCTGCCTGGTCTTTACGGAATACAATATCCTTCCATAGATCTAAGCCTCCTGTATCCATCTTAGCCCCTACATTTAGGAATTTAGCTATGTAGTCTAATTTATTGCTATTAAAATTAAAGTACTTTTTAGCCCATTTAAGAGTATCTATGCTCTTTGGTGATGGCATAACACTAATACCATGTATTAGAGCTCTTGTACGTATCCATTTCAAATCAAATCTATCCCCATTGTGAGCTACAATTTCATCGGCTTGAGCTAGAATCTTACAGAATTCTTTTAGCATATGCTTATCACTCTGGCTCTTTGACCAGGTTAAGCTGTGAATCTCATCCTCACCCTCCCATTTATAGCAGATGCATATGATGGCTCTCTCATGGATGATATCTCCAGGATTAATAGTTAGATTGTATCCTGTTCGCCAGAATACTCCGACATTAAAGGATGTTTCAATGTCGTAAAAAAGTCTTTTTCTCATAGCTTAAATAGCAGGGCTATCCTATCTAGTAGCCCCTTTTGTATTAGAAATCTAAGGAATATCCCTAGAAGGAATGATATAACAATAGGCCACCATGCCCATCTGTATTTAACTACCTGCTTTGCCTTAGCTGTTTTCCACTGAGTATCCCCTTTAATCTTTAATGTTTTAATCCGTTCCTTATACTCTATCCTAGTCTGAAATCTAGTCTTTGGTACATAGATATTATTATACTTAATGATAGTATCCTTAGTAGTGATATACTTCTGCCATACGATAGTATCAT